ATACCTATATTAAATGATAAGGAAAGGAAAAACTTTATGAAAAAATCTCTAATAAACGCAATCAACAGCATTTCATCTACTGAAGAAATGAATCAAGCTATTACTTTGATTAACGCTAAGCAAAAGCAGCTAAGATCTTTGAAAGCTCGATCTGTTAAATCTACTCTTTCAGTTGGTTCTAAAGTAAAAGTTAATGGATCTAGGAATGGTGTTCAATTTGGTGAAGTTACTAAAATTAATCGAACTAAAGCGGTTGTAAGAATTGATGGTCATCTTTGGAATTGTCCACTAACTATTATTGAGGTAGCATAATGTTGAGTAATAAAGATAAAGTAAAAGCAGTAGTGATTGGTGCATTGGCTGGTGTTATTTTTGGAATGGCAGTCAATGCTGTAGAAAATGTATTAGATATGCCAGATGTTTATTGGTCTAATACTACCAATGAATGTGTAGGTGTTGTAAATTATGCAAATGGTGATGATTACTCTTGTAATGATCTTCCTTCTAAATACAACAAAGTGTGGGTAAAATAATGTGTGGTGGATACACAGGAGAATATGAGACAATGATAACTGTAATTAAAACAAGTCCTGTAACGGGCGAGCAAAATGGAATGGACATTACTTGTACTGAAGAGCAGTACTTTTCGTATCTTCGTGGAGACGGGTTAATCCAAGATCTTCTTCCAGATGCAACTGTGGATCAAAGAGAGTTCTTGATCTCAGGCTGTACTCCCACTTGCTGGAATTCAATGTTTGGGGAGAATGTAGCATGATACAGGATTTTAGTAAAACAAATAAGCCTCGAGTAAATATGGCATATTGTGACTATATTGCTCATACAATTATTAAGCCAGGATTACAATCAGATTTTGAAAATACTCACGGTTTGATTAGTCATATTGGCGATGTAAAAATGGATCTTCATAAAACTGGTTGGATGCAATCTACACGAAAAACTATTTTATGTAGAGATGTAAACGGTAAAGAATATCGAATTATTGTTGAAGAAGTTTAAAATAATTGAAAAAAAACCTTTACTTTTTATTTAAAGTATGTTATAATATATATTATTTAATGGAGAATGTATATGGATAGAATGCAAATGATCAAGGCCGCAGCTGAAAAAGCTCGTGCTGAAAAAGAATTTAAAAGTGCTGTTAAGAGGGTTTATTCAAAGCCAAAAAATTATTACAACAAGCTCACAGCTACTGTCAAAAAGGCAGGTCACCAAGCACCAGGAAGTCTAGAGTGTTTCAAAGAAGAAAACATGTTTTATACTGATAAAGAAACTCAAGATTATATCGCGGGTTCTTCACTTATGGATGCTTATAATGAAGGCAAAAATGATTGGGACTACTAAGATGACACAATACACTGATCAAGTGGAATATCAAAAGCGTAAAATGGCAGTCGAAAAATGGGCTGGAGAATGTGTATATATTCTAGGTCAAAACAGTTACATTGAAAAGGCTTACAACTCAGGATTAGTTACAAGAGAACATAACGATGGTAGATTCGAAGTAATAGAAGAATCTAAAGATATGGCATCATTACTCTTAGAGGCTCCAAGTAATATATGAACTACATAGGATCGATACGTTACGATCAACACGGCCGTAAACGTAAAACAAAAGCTCTTACTCCAAGACGTAAAATCAAACAAGAATTTAAGCCAATAGAAGTTCGAAAAACTTATGCTCAGCAACGAATGGATGAATTCAATGAAAAGTATCCTTCGTATACGGGTGGTCCTCGTCATGAAACACCTGTTGATAACTCTTGGAAAGCTGAAGCTTCTAAGAATTTTACAGTTGCACCAGCTTATAACAAAGGTGCATATCAAGTCATTCCACGAAAAGATGTGGAGCACATAGGGAAATAGTATGGATTTTTTATTAGGAATATTTGCCCTTGGGTTTTTTATGGTGTTACTATCAGGAGCGTATCTCTTATTAGAAGATTCAGAAAAGCTATTTAATATTAGTAAAGATCTGAAAAAGAAAAATCCAAAGCTGTCAAGAATAGAATTAAAATACTTGGCCAGAAAAAGATTTAACCAAGAAGTTAAGGAAAAAAACAATGTCAAATAAATATATGTTACTTAGCGAATATCATGGTTCTGGAGAATTTAAAAATCGCAAGGCTGAAACATTAAGATCATTTGGAGATTATCCTCACTATGGTATACGAATGTATATTGAGGATGAGTCATTAGGTATTGAATGGTACAATGGACATAGTGAAACATATGCAGAAAATGCAGCTGAAAATTATGTACTAGGTATCAAAAATTATCATAGAGATTAGGAGTTTAATATGGCTGAGAATAAAGCAAGAAATAAGATGAGAAAGAATCGAACAAGTATTGATCAATCTCATATGGGTCTTGAACCAGTTTTTCAAAAGGGAGAAACGATTGATAATCCACAGCGCAGTAACTTATGGGCTGGAGCTGCAACATGGTATAACTATTACTTAAAGCCAAAAGACTATACTCAAGCAGTGTTATCTTTGGCTGCAAATCAATATGGTTACGATAAAGAAAAAATTAAGACTCTCAAAAAACTTAAAGATTGGGAACTTACTATGGAACTAGGTAAAGTTGCTAAGATCTTTACGAGAGGCTATGAGTATACTAAGCCAGAGATGAAGAGGTGGGGTAATATTCTTGAAGGTATATATCAAAAAGCTTTGATTACAGTTGAAGACCTTGAAGATACTGAAGCTTCTAAACCTGCACCATTATCGATTCAAGAAAGACAAAGAGCAAAATTAATAGAAACTGTATGGGAAGATTGGGACTTTATTGTTGACGGTTGGATGGATGGAGAATTTAATAATAAGTTTGATGCTTACAAGCTATTTAAACAATACCAACTTAAGGGTAGTACTCTTAATATGTTTAAAGATATTGTAATGCAAGAATATCAACCAGTAAAAGATGCATATGATAAAACATGTGATCAAGCTATTGAAAGTTATTCACACATTAAAAGAACTGATCTAAATAAAATGATCAAGCTTATGGAAAATGTCTTTGCAGATTTAGATAAATTAAAAGCAGCTACCAAAGCAGCTAAGATTCCAAGAATTAAAAAGCCAAAAGCTTCTGATGTACAAATAAAAAATCTTAAATATAAGATTGAAGACATTGACGCTAAATTAATGTCTATCAATCCCGTTATGATTCCAGGAAAAGAAATTTTATATGTATATAACACTAAGACACGAAAGCTTTCTCAGTTTATAACTAATTCAACGAAAGGATTTGAGGTAAGTGGTACTACCATAAAGAATATTTGTGATACAAGTAGAACGGCTACATTAAGAAGACCAGAAGGAATACTTCCATTAATTTTATCTCAAACACAAAAACAAATCGACAAACAAGTATGGAATACTATTACTACAAAAATAAGTGTTCCCAATGGTAGAATAAATAACGATTGTATATTACTTAGGGTATTATGAAAATAGATATAGAACAAAAAATTATGACAAGAAAACGATTCTCTACTGCAGTCGAACAGTTAGTAGCAAAGGGAAATATGTCTTACATTGATGCAGCTTCTTTCATCATAGAAGAAAGAGGAATGGATTACAGTAACTTAAAAAAACTACTTACTGATTCTCTTAAAGATAAAATGGAAGCAGAAGCATTGAGACTTAATCTAATTAGAGGTAAAAAGGGTAATAAGTTACCAATATGAGTACAGATCCATTTGAATCTTATCAATTGTATAACGCTTTAAAATTACATTTCGAATCTGGATATGATGCTGTAAAATATAACTTTAAGTCTAACGTTTCACCTAAGTCTTTTTTCAAAAGAAAAGATAAGTATTTCTTTGCTAAACTTGCTAAAAAGCATAATGGTAACTTAAAAGATTACTACATATCTAACTTCAAAGCTGGACTAAGCTATGTTGGAGATATGATGGATGAAGAGGGAGAACAAAACTATAGGAAACACAAAAGAATTCAAGAAAGTATTCACCGAGTGTTTTCAATAGATATAAATAGATTAGGAGAGGAGGATGTATCTTTTAACAGTATGTTTCAAGCCATAGATGGCCAGCATCCTCTGATCATTAAATTATGGTTGCAAGAAGAAATTAGTTTAGAAACTATTGTTATTCTTAATGCCATATTTGGGTTTATATCTCGTGAATCTAAGAACATATCAGATACCATTATATGGCCTGATACTCAAAGAAAGATCGAAAAATATACACCCTTTGTAGACTTTAATCGTAATAAGTGTATAATTTTATTGCAAAAAAGGTTTACAAACACATGAAAATGTGTTATAATATAGATTATATAATGTATAAAGTGGATAATTCAGAAAATACAGTGCAATACAAGGAGAAATATAATGTCATTTGCAAATCTTAAGAGCTCGCGAGGCTCGTCAATCGACCAACTCGTAAAAGCAGCTGAAGCTGTGTCTACTAAAACTGAAACAAAGTCATACGACGATGATAGGTTTTGGAAACCCACCAGGGATAAAGCAGGAAATGGTTATGCCGTAGTCCGATTCTTACCAGCCAAAGAAGGTGAAGATCTTCCTTGGGTAAGGTATTGGGATCATGGATTCAAAGG